ATGTTGCAAACTTGGATACTGGCCGACGATCCCAACCGAGACCCGTTAACTATTAACCGGCTCGGGTTAGATTTCGGGATCTGTGGAAATTGCCCCCTTAAAGGTACCCCGAACAAAACCAAGCCAAAAGGCACCGCCGACAATAGGCCGTGCTATGTCACTTTATACCATGCCCCCCTTAATATATGGAAAACACTCCAGCGGGGCCGGTATCCTACTATTAAGGCCGAGACCCTCGCCGATTATGGAACGGGCCAAACGATCCGGCTCGGTGCCTATGGTGACCCCGCCGCCGTGCCCCATTCTATTTGGGACGCATTATTAACCAACGCCAAGGGCTGGACGGGATATACCCACCAATTCGGATTGATAGGCAAAAAGGCGCGGGAAGTAATCGCCGCCGCTTGTATGGTATCGGCCGACAGTTTGGCCGACGCCCAACGCCATTGGGCCGAGGGCCGCCGAACTTTCCGAGTAATAACGGGGGCCGATAAAGTGGCCGAGGGTGAAATTATATGCCCCGCCACAAAAGAGGGCGGCCAGCGTACAACGTGCGAAAAATGCAAACTATGCCAAGGCTCGGGAACCAAGGCCGCCAACATTGCGGCGGTATCGCATGGCAACGGGGCCAAACATGCAAACCGTATTTTGGCGGTGGCGATATGAGCTTTATTATTGCCGAGGGTTACCACGTCGCAAAGATAGAACGGGATGACGATTGCGACCACGGCCCCTGTACAATTTACACTTTACCCAATGGCGATTGGTTCGCAACATATGACCGCGACCCGTGGCGGGTATCTTTCCACGTTGAAAGCGGGGGGGCTAGATATGAATCATAACAACGGCGGCCCAACGCTCGGGCCACTATATACCGCCATTGGTTTTATAGTTTTTTGGGGTGGTCTCTTTTATTGGCTGGCCGGTTAATAATACCGCCATTTATTGCGCCCTTTACTCGGGGCGTAGTAATGGGTTACACTTTAACAATCGGGCGGGGTGGTCTCGGCCGTTTAACACTACAAAAGGAAATATATAAAATGAATATTCAAACAAATAATGTCTTCAACATTGCACAAAATCGCGCTGGCTTTCACTGGCCGGAATTAACCGCCTCGACTGATTTCGACGCTGTACTAGCACCGATTTACACCGAGAAAACTACCGGCCTATTCGGCCAGCCTCAACGCAATTTTGAAAGCCTACCGAAAACAATCGGCCAAGCGGTAACCCGCTCGGATAATGGCGAGGCCCTCGGGGTAGTCGGTGCCCGTTATGGCATTGCACCCAATGGCCCTATTTATCAAATGATGACCGAGGGGGCCGAGTCGGCATTGCCCCGCCACGCATTGCAAGGCGTCCAGCTTAAAGAGTCGGCCAGCTATGGCGGCCAGTTTACCCGCATTGAATTATTATTCGATGGGCTCGGCGCTGATATTCGCCAGCTTAACGGGTCGAGTACTCAACTATTATTTAAAATCGGTTTAACTAATAGCTTTAACGGTTCGGGGGCGGTTCGCTTGTTTGCCGGTGCCGAGGATCTATGGTGCACAAATGGCTGTACTAGTGGCGAGATGAACAAAAAGGCCGCCCGCCATACCTCGGGATATTCGGCCGCAATATTCGCCGGCTTTATTGAGCAACAATGCGCCGAATATGTGACCCGCGTTAGAACGTGGCAACAATGGGCCAGCAATGCAATCACCCCCGACCAAGCCGAGGCGGTTCTAAATGCAAACAATATGGCGGGGCGCAAAGTTAAGAAAATGATGGATCAATTCGAGCGTGAAGCCGACGCCCGAGGCCGTTCGGTTTGGGCCCTTTACTCGGCCTTGACTAATTACGCCAGCCATAACAGCGAATTGTTTGGGGTTCGCAATTCGGGCAACGTGGATAATACAGCGATCACCCTCGACGCCCGAGAACGTGAAGTAGCAAAGCTTATTGAGTCGGATGCATTCCGAGCGGTGGCGGCATAATGGGCCGTCTAGCCTATATCCTAGTTGGGGCGGCTTTTATAGTCGGCCTCGGCATGGTGGGCCGCGCTGACTTTAACGATGAGATCCGCGAGGCGGTATATTATTGCGATATGGTCGAGGCCGGTCACTGGCCCGACTATGACCCCGAGACCAATTGCGAAAAGGTTCGGGCCAATGCGGCCGTTTACTTAACCGAGGGCCTTTAATATGCCGGACAATATACCCGACTTATTGGCCCAAATAGAATGGCTGGCCGCCGAGGATCTCACCAACCCCGAGACCATAGCGGCCATTAATCGGGCGGCGTGGGCCTTAATAGGACTAACCGAGGGCCTTTAACCCCACCAACATAAACCAACCGAGCCCCGCCATTGAGCGGGGTTTTTTTATGCCCTTAATTAATTGCTTTACTCGGGGCGTAGTAATGTATTAAAATCTTATCAGCGGCGGCCGTGGTGGCCCCGCCTTTCACTACAAAAGGTTAAATATTATGAATAAGGTTATTTTAAAATCACTTAAAAAAGGCGAGATATTCCGCCGCAAGCCCGACGGCGTCGAGTATATCCGCGACCATTACAACCGCAAAGATGCATACGGCCCCGCCTCGTTTTGCTGTACAGATTGGCATGATATCGGCCGATCAATTCAACTAAAGCCCTCGACCCTCGTTTGGGTCGGGTTTGAATTTTAAGGGGGGCCGACTATGTTTGATATATATTGCCCCCATTGCGGCGAACCAACCGAGCAAGATTATTTGCATATGCCCGAGGATCTCGGCGGCCCTGATAACCTAAGTTATCCCGAGGCGGCGGCGGCCTTTAAGGTTAACGGTTGCGGCCTATTCACTACCGAGCCCACCCCATGCACTCGGGCACCGATTGAACCACCCCAAAGGATGGCCGCAATTAGGGCCAATCAATCATTAAGTGAACATCCCGACGAATGGGGCCTTTGGCTTTAATCGGCCCCCGTTAACGACTACAGCCCCGCCATAGAGCGGGGTTTTTTTATGCCTGTACACTTACCCCAACCGGCACCGGTTCGCCCTTAGAATGGACTACAGGCGTATATCATGCACTCGGGGGCCCCGCCCTCGGCCGGTGTTAATACGTCAAGGGGGCTCGGCCGCAATTCCCTCGATCTTATACCTATACGTTATGCGGCCCGATTGTTTGAGCCCTTACAAATAAAGGGGCGGCGCTGGCCCGTGGTTTTTTCCGTGGTCTTATTGTTTATCGATCCGGCCCCGTGGTATTTTGTCCGGCTCAATTAATCCCGATCAAATAGGCTGAAAGCCCCGCCAGCACTGGGCTACAGGCCGGCCGAGGGGGGCGGGCAACCGCCACTGGGGGGGGTACCCGTTACCGTATACAACTACGACCGAATTTGGGAAAAACAGTACTGTCAACAAGGTCGGGGAGGGCTCATCTATAACGTACATGATCCCGTACTGTTTGGTTTTGTAAACACGATAGGTTTTCGTGTCGATATTTGGGGGTTTTGTGTACACGTTCTGTCAACAAGCACTAATACGCGCCTACTAATGTACTAATTACACACTTTATTGCGCTAAACTGTTGACTTTACTAACGCTTTTTTATACCATTGGGTATGACTTTAGCGAATGTTAGAGTACTGATCCTTAAACGGACTAATTTATGAGCTTACCTAGCGATACTGCAACGCTTGAATTACCCTTACTAGTTGAAAATGATCTAGAAGTAGATAATGATGGGCGTTTCTTCGTTGTTAGTTACATATTCCCTGATGAAAGTGACGATTCCGTTGAGATACGGGTAGAGTTTGAACAGATAATCGATAATTTGATCGATTTCTATCGAGAAGAGCAAGGCCCGGCCGGATACGGTCAGCTTTATCTTATTGCACACGAACTTGACCGCCACGCTCACACTCTTCGTGATATTGCTGGCCTGATGGAAGGCAAGTGTACCAACGAAGACCTATTTGATGACCTCTAAGACCCTATTTAACCCATCCCTTATGAATCCACTCGATGCGACCCAAGTTGGCCGTATTGGAGAGCATTTAGTTGCCGCTGTAGTAGCTGGTTATGGCTATGAAGTGCATCACACGGCCGGAAGTGGCTACGACTTACTCGTAATGCTCCCGGATGATGCTGGTGTAATTCGCGTAGACGTTAAAACGAAAAAAGCCGCGACAGGTGCGCGGCTCTATAGCATTAGAAAAGGTAAGACTACCACGTTCCGAGAATACGAAGCGGGTATATGTGATATATTCGCGTTAGTTTGCCTTGAGGATATGTCCGTTACTTTTGAGAAGTGTGATGACTACAACGGTAAGAACTCTATCTATCTTAATCGCCTAGTCCACAAAGAGACTTGTCCTCATACGGCATGGCAGGAGTGTATTTAATGAAATGTTGGCACTGTAGAGCAGAATTAATCTGGGGTGGGGATCATGACTTGGAAGATGAGTCTGATAGTTTTTCTATGGTTAGTAATCTATCGTGCCCAGATTGCGATACATATGTAGAAGTTTATCTACCGAAAGAAAAATCAGATGGGTAAAGGATCTAAACAACGTCCTACTGACCATAAGAAGTACTCTAATAACTTCGATGCTATCTTTGGTAAGAAGGATAAGAAAGCCCCTAAGAAGAAGCCACCTAACCCTACTAGTATATAGGGTAGTACCCCCGGCCAACGCCTGAACATTTTAGCATGAATTTGCCTCTACGTCAATACTCCGCCCTTATTAATTACCCCAACTACAGTATTATAAGGTGTTGCAATTAAACTGTAGTAGTGTTATAACAAATACCAGACTCAATATGTCTTCCCCCAAAAATACAATCAACTTAATTTACATACGAGCCGCAATCGAAGCGGCAACCGGCGTCCGTTTAGGATTAAACGACGTTCGGCGATACCTTTTGGAAGAAGGGCTCATTACTCCTAAACAGGCAGTAGATGAAGCCACTATCTTCAGAGGCTATAGAGAATTCTATGAATGTGACTACACCGATTACCGGGATGATAGTCTTTCAACCAAAGAACTGAATTTTGACGATGATGCGCGTCGGCGCAAAGCAAAGTTTGGGGAATAATACCTACATCGGGAGATAAAAGTGAAATATTCAAATTGTGGAGCTTCTGTTAAATCCAGCGGCAAAGTAAAAAAAATGAACATGGGTGGCTTCATGAAGATTGGTGACGGTCTCCAAAAACTCGATGTTAACAAGACTGAGGATTCAGTAAAAGCTAATCGTGGCATGGCTGTTAGAAAAAAGCCAAAGGCCCCAAGCCCATATGATGACTCTAATCCGAAACCCAAGCCACTACCTAAACCAAAGCCGAAGCCGAAGCCTAAAGTAGTACCCAAAGGGCCCAAGCCTAAAACAAGTGGCCCCGGCCCTAAACCAAAACCTAAGAAAAAGGCACCCGCACCGTATGATGATTCTGGTATGGGTAAAAGAACCCGTCGCTTTAGTTCCGGTGGAATGGCGGAAGACAAACGCACCGCTAAGTCTGAGGACGAAAAGGATACAAAAGGTTCTAAGAAATATAAGCGTGGGGAATTAGTGGAAGCATCCTACGGTAAGTCTGTTCGCAAAAAGAAAAAGTAAATGGTAGAGGTCAATGATTCAACGGCTATCACCATCCCTATTCGTAACTTAATAGCAATGATTATTGCCTCGTCAGTTGCGACGATGGCATATTTTTCCATACAGGAAAGATTAAACGTATTAGAACACAGCCTAGATAAAAGCCAGATGGAGATATCGCAGAACAATGAGTTCCGTATCAAATGGCCTAGAGGTGAGCTTGGTAGCTTACCGGCTGATGCTAGACAGGATATGTTAATTGAAGGTGTAGAGCGAGACGTAGAAGATCTCCGCCAAATACAAGATCAAGTACAGGCTATCACTATTCGATTAGGAACAATTGAAGCACTTCGTAATGCCGAAGGCATACCTCAACAGGCACAAAATGACTGAAAAAAAAGAATTAACTAAAATGCAAGAAGCCTTCCTAGAAGCTCTTTGTGGCGATGCACGGGGTAATATCCGTGAAGCTATGACGGCGGCTGGCTACTCAACTAACACTCGTGTGAACGAAGTGGTTGGGCCATTGCGTGATGAGATTGTAGATCGTGCTAGTATGGTTTTGGCGATGAATGCGCCGAAGGCTACTTTTAGCATGGTAGACGTATTAAATGATCCGGGTGCTATGGGGGCAAGGAATGCAGTGGCGGCCGCTACTCAGATTCTTGATAGAACCGGATTAGTGAAAAAAGAACAGATCGAGATTAAAGGCCCGGAGGGGGGCATATTTATTTTACCACCCAAAAAGGTGACCCCTGCCGATGACGAAGCCGAATAACTGGCCTGATAAGAAACGACCTAATAAAACATCTAAAATACCCTACGGCTACCAAGTTAGCGAAGACGATGTCTTGCTTGCGGTGGCGGACTGGCACTTAATAGGTTTTATTGAGAAGGCTATGGATTTCCTAGATGATGGGAATTCCTACAGAGAGGCCGCTAGATGGCTGAGTGAAAACTCAGGACATGACGTATCTCACCAAGGCCTAGCCAATATCTGGAAAAGGCAAAGGGGCGAAAAGAACCCTCGGGTGAAACAGCTTGCCCAGCGTAAGCGGAAAAACGCACCAAAGACTAAAGAAGAGCGGGAGTTACACGCCCTTAAAAAGCGTGAAGCGGCGACTAAGAGAAGTCTTACCGTCACAAAGAAAAAGATTGAAGCCATACACGGCGAAGATGTTGTAGAGCCTACTATAGGGCAATTCAGCGACACGCTGGACTTCACAGCTAAACCTAAAGAGTTAGAGGTGATATTCTCGCCTAACGAAGGGCCACAGACCGAATTCTTGGCGGCGTCTGAAAAAGAAGTTTTATATGGTGGTAGTGCGGGGGGTGGTAAGTCCTATGGGCTTTTAGCCGACCCTATGCGTTATTTTGGAAATATAAACTTTAATGGTTTGATCCTACGTCGTACTAACGATGAATTAAGAGAATTAGTCTGGAAGTCTCAGGAGATATATCCCAAGGCCTATCCGGGCGCAAAGTGGCAAGAGAAGAAATCCCAGTGGGTATTCCCTAGCGGGGCTAAACTCTGGATGACGTATCTAGAACGTGACGAAGACGTTTTGCGTTATCAGGGACAGGCGTTCTCCTACATTGCCTTTGACGAGTTAACACAACACGCAACACCGTTCGCTTGGAACTACATGCGATCACGTTTGCGTACAACTGATCCTAGTTTGCCTACACACATGAGGGCAACGACTAACCCCGGTGGCCCCGGCCATTCTTGGGTTAAGAAGATGTTTATTGATCCGGCTCCAGCGAATGAAAAGTTTGTTGCAACGGACATAGATTCTGGGGAAGAACTTACTTACCCAGAAGGCCACGCAAAAGAAGGCCAGCCTCTGTTTCACCGGAGGTTTATTCCAGCATCGCTTAAAGACAACCCTTACCTTATGGAAGGGGGTCAGTACGAAGCTAACCTTCTATCTCTACCAGAGATGCAACGAAGGCAGTTACTTGAAGGCGATTGGGCCGTCGCAGACGGCGCGGCGTTTAGTGAGTTTACTCAGAAGCACCATGTCGTAGATCCATTTGATATTCCTGTGGATTGGAGACGCTTCAGATCTTGTGATTACGGGTACTCTAGCTTCTCTGCTGTACACTGGTTTGCGATAGACCCAGCTTACGAAACTCTGATTTGTTACAGGGAGTTATACGTTAGTAAGCACACGGGTAAAGACCTTGCAAAAGCGGTCATGGGGCTTGAAATTGGGGAGCAAATGAGTTATGGTGTGCTTGACTCTTCATGTTGGCACAATAGAGGGCAGATTGGCCCGTCCATAGCAGAAGAAATGATTTCGATGGGTTGCCGCTGGCGTCCATCCGACAGAAGTACGGGCTCCCGAGTTGCGGGTAAAAACCGGCTTCATGAACTACTCAAATATGACGAAGAAGCACAAACCCCCGGCATCGTATTTTTCAATACTTGCCGACAAATTATTGCGGATCTTCCCGTCATTCCCAGCGACCCCAAAGGTGGGGACGATATCGATGTTAGATACCGCAGTGACCATACCTATGATTCAGTGCGCTACGGCATCATGTCACGACCCCGCTCCAGTTCCCCGTTTGATGATTGGGGTCAAAAAAATACTCAGACTTGGAAACCCGCAAGTCGTAAATTTGGATACTAAATAAATGGCAATTGTAGATCGACCAGAAGATATAAGTTTAGAGGAAACTTCCATTGGCTTACAGGATGGAACCCCCGAAGATAATGCGTCTCTTGGCGGATTGATTGGATGGATCGAGGGCCGGTATAATCGGTCAAATGACGCGAGACAATCAGATGAAACACGATGGCTTACTGCTTATAGGAATTACCGTGGTCTATACGGCCCTGATGTCCAGTTTACCGAGCAAGAAAAGAGTCAAGCATTTATCAAGATCACTAAGACCAAAGTTCTTGCGGCCTATGCTCAAATTGTCGATGTGCTTTTTGCAGGGAGTAAGTTTCCTATTGGCATTGAGCCTAGTTACAAGCCTCTGGGCGTGTCTGGGCCTATACACTTTGATCCAAAGGAAGTTACTGAAGATAAGCTAAACGAACTTACTGGTGGGGCGTCAAAAAACCCAACCATTGCAAGACCAGAACTATTAAAACAGGCAGGGCCCTTCCAAGACCAATTAGGTCGAGTAGAAGACAAACTTAGACCGGGCGCGGGTAAAACCCCAACGGCTCTGACGTTTGAGCCAGCAAAAGAAGCCTCTCGGAAAATGGAAAAGACTATCCATGACCAGTTAGAGGAAAGCCAAGCAAACAAACATCTACGTTCCACTGCTTTTGAAATGTCCCTGTTCGGTACAGGCATTCTTAAAGGCCCATTCGCGTTACAGAAAGAGTATCCGAATTGGGATGACGAAGGATCGTATGACCCAGTTTTTAGGACTATTCCTAAAGTCGAATCTGTGAGTATTTGGAATTTTTACCCAGACCCAGACGCAAGGAATATGACAGAAGCGGAGTACGTCATTGAACGTCACCGCTTAAATCGCTCTCAGTTGAGAGCCCTTAAAAAACGTCCTTTCTTTAGAACAGAGGCAATTGACGAAGCGATTGATTTCGGCCCCAATTATACTCCACACTATTGGGAGGACGCATTAGAAGACAACGATGCATCATCAAATATAGAACGCTACGAAGTATTAGAATACTGGGGCGTTGTAGATGCAGATATAGCTGAAGAGGCTGAACTAGAGTTACCTGATGGCATACTTGAGCAGGACGAAGTGCAAATCAACGCATGGGTCTGTAATGGTCAGGTCATTCGCCTAGTTATAAATCCTTTCACCCCCATCCGTATTCCTTACCACGCTGTCCCATTTGAGCTAAATCCATATAGTTTCTTCGGTATTGGTATCGCAGAAAACATGGAAGACACCCAAGAAATCATGAATGGTTTTATGAGACTTGGAGTGGATAATGCGGCACTATCATCCAATCTTTTAATTGAGATTGATGAAACAAACCTCGTTCCGGGACAAGACATGTCTGTGTATCCGGGCAAGGTCTTTAGGCGTCAAGCCGGTGCGCCGGGACAAGCTATCTTTGGTACTAAGTTCCCGAACGTAACAGGTGAATGCCTACAAATGTTTGATAAGGCTCGACAGTTAGCGGATGAAGCTACTGGTATGCCTTCCTTTGCTCACGGCAGTACAGGTGTAATGGGTGTTGGTCGAACAGCATCCGGTATGTCTATGCTCATGGGCGCGGCGGCACAAAATATTAAAGCCGTTGTACGCAATGTTGATGACTATCTATTGGCCCCTCTTGGCCGATCTTTGTTTAGTTTCAACATGCAATTTAATTTTGATAAATCTATTAGAGGGGATCTCGATGTCGTAGCTAAAGGCACAGAAAGCCTAATGCGAAACGAGGTACGCTCCCAGCGTCTACTACAGTTTATGCAGATGACGGGTAACCCTAGCATGGCTCCCTTTGTTAAGTATGATTACATCTTGCGTGAGCTTGCCGCGAGTATGGATCTGGATGAGGACAAGGTTCTTAACGATCCAAGAGAAGCGGCTATACAAGCTGAGATGATGGCGGCTGTAGCGGCATTGATGCCACAGCAACCCCCACAACAACAGCAACAAGGTGGCCCAAGCCCAGAAGATCCAACAGGCAATGGTAACGGGAACATAGCTCCCGGAAACGCACCAGAGCCCGGCGCTCCCGGATTCACAGGAGAAGGCGGCGGAGCAAACGGTGGGAACCCACCCCCAGCACCACCTGAAGGGCAACCACAGTAATGGAAAAAACTTTAGCAAAGTCGATACTTCCTCTGGTTAACGATCCAGAGAAGTACCCGCTACTACAAGATTACATAGAAAACCGCATTCACGCTATGCGTAATTTTTTAGAGAATACCAAAGATCATAGCAAACTGACGGAAGTGCAGGGTGCAATTGCAGAATTACGCCGCTTTCAGACATTGCGTGATCAAGCTCTGGAGGGAGCGAAATAATGGCAGAAGATACTTACACAACAAAAGGCCGAAAGGTTTACGAAGACGAAGAAACAGGGGAAAACTTTTCTGAGCGTACTATTACCTTTGAAACTAAATACGGATGGGTGACCATACCAACAGTTGACGAGTCTGGTGCTGAAATTGATCAAAAAGACCTTGAACGGTTTATTGATGAGAACGGCCCGATAGACCCTCTTACAGGTGAAGAATTGCCTGTTTTTGAGAGTGAACCAGAAGCTAGTGAATACGCTAAAGTACGCAGTGAAAGTTTACTCCCTGAAGCCGAGACATCAATGCCCGGATACGACAGTGACTCCCCTGAAGCACAGGGAGCTATTAGAGCCCTTGAAGATCAGGAACCTGTAGAAATGTACCACGGTGGTATGATGATGGCGGGTTGCGGAGATCCTATGTGCCCTGAGTGTGGCGGTATGTCTGTTGGCATAGATGCTATTTCAGGAAACCCTATCCCCCCCGGATCTAACGAAATGAATGTCAGGGATGATATCCCGGCAGTTTTAAGCGACGGTGAATACGTCGTTCCGGCGGATGTTGTCCGCTACCACGGTTTGAAGACTTTTATGTCTCTCCGTGAGGAGGCCAAGTTTGGTCTAATGTCCATGTATGCTGAAGGACAAATACAAGAACTTGAAGACGAAGATGAATACATGGACGAGAGTCCTTGTGAATACTGCGATGGCGAAGATTGTGACTGTGAGTACGAAGACTCGGAATACGAGACAGAGGAAGGCAACATAGTCGAGGAAGTTATAGCAGAGATTGAAGAAGAGACAATGGAAGTCGAAGAGGAAGAGACCTCTTCAGACGGCAAAAATACTTATCGTCCCAGCGTAAAGTTCGCTGTGATGAAAAGGTAATTTGCGGCTCGGGCTACCCGCATGAACCACCAGCTTCGGCTGGTCTACTTTAACGGCCCCCCAACGGAGAATATATGGCTAAGTACAGAAATGCTTATCGGGATGAACCTGATGAGCTTCCTACAGAGGCGCAATCAGCACCTCAAGAAAAACCAACTGCCGCACCAGCAAATGCTGATGAGGAAAGTTTTAAGAAGCGATACGGTGATCTTCGCCGTCATATGCAACAGCAAATGGCGCAACGTGATCAAGATATCAGCCAGATGCAAGCGCAACTAAACGAGGCTACACGGGGGCAGATTAAGTTCCCTAAATCCGAAGAAGAAGTTGAGGCATGGTCTAAGAAATACCCTGACGTAGCTAAGATTGTTGACACAATCGCACAAAAGCGAGTTCAGGAAGCCGTCACTGATGCCAAGGTTGAGATTGAAGAAATCAAAAAACAACAGCAGGGCATTAAGACGGAAAAAGCGATGCTAGAACTTAAAAAGATCCACCCGGATTTTGATAAGATCCGAGCATCTAAAGAGTTTCATGATTGGGTATCTGAGCAACCAAGAAATGTTCAAGATTCCCTTTATAAGAACAATACAGATCCCCGAGCGGCGGCTAGAGCAATTGATCTCTACAAGTCCGATAAAGGTATCCGTAGAGTACGATCCAAGAACTCCAGTGCCGCCGCACAGGCCATTGGAAGAAGTGGAGTAGCCGCACCAACAAGCGGTAAATCCATGTTTACGGAAAGTCAGGTACAGAACATGAGCGCGGCTGAGTACGAAAAGAATGAAGCCAAAATCATGGAATCAATCAGTAAAGGGCTGTTTGAATATGATGTAACTGGTGGAGCGCGTTAAACCCCTTGCTAATTACTTAGTTAATGTGGTATAACAACCTTAACAAACGAGCCGAAAACTATGTATTTCGGGAGTCTAACTCCAGTTATACATAATTTCCTACCTCACCCCCTTAAAATTTCAGAAGAACACTCTAAAGTTACCTAAGTTTCCTTGGCCCTTCTCTAGAAGACACCCAAAGATCTTAGCCCTTAATGAAGTATTCCCTTCTGTTTCGTTCCAACACTAAGGGCATAGTTCAACTATCGTTGAGCGACTCCCAAAATTTTAGTGTTGATTTAACTTAACATCTATTAGGAGATGCATTATGGCTTTCGCAAAAGCTTCGGGCTACGGAAATTTACCAAACGGTAACTTTAGTCCTGTGATTTACTCACAAAAAGTACAAAAATCATTCAGAAATGAATCAGTGGTCGAAGACATCACTAACACCGATTATATGGGCGAAATCGCTTCATACGGTGATAGCGTCAAGATCATCAAAGAACCTGAAATTACTGTTTCAGATTACGCCCGTGGCACAGCAGTCGCGGCGCAGAATCTAAGTGACAGCGATTTCTCTCTAACCATCGACCAAGCGAACTACTTCATGTTCAAAATGGACGATATTGAAGCCGCACACAGCCATGTTAATTTCATGGACTTAGCGACTGACCGTGCCGCATTTAAACTGCGCGACACTTACGACCAAGAAGTATTAGGTTACTTATCTGGTTTTGAGCGTAACGCTGGTAACTCTGCATGGATCGCTCGTTCTGCCGCTAACGGCACTAAGGCTGATTCAGCCGCTGGTGCTGACGAACTGTTGCTTGCTAACAAATTAGACATCACTGATTTTGGTGGTTCTGATGTTGGTGGTACAGCAGACGCGGACACTCATGCTTTGACTTCTATCCCTCTAGCCGCTGGTGGCGGTGCTGGTGGTATCACTAGCCCTCTAGCAGTTCTTAACCGAATGGCTCGTAAGATGGATCAAGCGAACGTAGATACAGCAGATCGTTGGTTCGTAGCTGACCCTGTGTTCTATGAGTTGCTAATGGACGAAGACTCTAAGTTCATCAACGGTGACTTTGGCGGTGGCGATGAGCTACGCAATGGTCGTGTTGGTAACGGTCTTATCCGTGGCTTCAAAGTGTATAAGTCTAACAACTTGCCATACTTCGGAACAGGCGCAGGAACTTCTGCATCAGCCGGTTCAGAAGAGAACTTCGGCGTTGTTGTAGCGGGTCACAAGTCTTGTGTAGCTACTGCACAGCAGTTGGCTAAGACTGAAAGCTACCGTGATACAGCATCTTTTGCTGATATCGTTCGTGGTATGCAGTTGTATGGTCGTAAGATCCTTCGTCCAGAAGCTCTAATGACTGCGCATTACAACCTAGCGTAACCCAGTAAGGGGTAGCCTTCTTCGGAGGGTTACCCCTTTTTTATATAAAATAAGAGTAATTTAACCAATGGCATCCACTTATCTCAGCCTTACAAACCGACTGCTTCGTAAAATTAACGAAGTAGAAATCGCGCAAGCTGACTTTGCAAACACACGAGGAATACAAACCCTTGCGAAAGATGCGATTGTAGACGCTATTGGTCAGATTAACCAAGCTGAATATGAATGGCCGTTTAACGCGGCACAACATACTCAAGTTCTAGCTGTAGGGCAGGAAGAGTATTCTTGGCCTGAGTTTTTTAAAGTTGTAGACTGGAATAGTTTTCAGATCCAGAAAAATGAATCCCTTGGCGTAAGCCATAAGATGTTGGAGTTCATGGATCGTGATGTTTACTATAAAAAGTACAAGAGTGAGGATGATGATGCTGGTGCTTTTGGGGTAAGATGCCCAGAGTACGCGGCCCCCTCTCATGGTAACGGCTACATTGTTAGCCCTTCACCGGACAAGCAATACAACATTCAGTTTAAGTACTACATGAATAACGTAGGCTTAACTGCGTATTCAGACACTACTAGAATCCCAAATTCATACGATAACGTAATTATCGATGGCGCTTTGTACTATATGTATATGTTCCGAGATAACCCTGAAGCCGCTGGAGTATCTATACAGATTTTCCAACAAGGTATTAAAAACATGCAGGGAATTTTCATTAACAAATATGAGCGGGTTTATGACACACGGGTCTCTAGAAATTCTAAATTGAGCCCAGAATACATAGGTCTCTAACATGGCAGATCGCGTACAGTCGTATAAAGTAATTTGTGGCGGTGGTCTTAATAGTAACGAAAATCATCTTGATTTGAGTGAAAACAGTCCGGGTGCCGCAACACGTTTGGTCAACTACGAAGTTAGCTTGTTTGGCGGGTATCGTAGGATAGAAGGGTTCAGCCCGTATAATCCTAATGCCAACCATCAAGAAATAGACCCAGCAAACACTGAAGGTAAGGTCTTATCCGTTGCGATATTTAAAAACGACAACACAGACAGTACCGGGGTTATAGCAACCCGTAAGGTAAAGAAATTTACTTACACTGCAACGGCAGGGCAGACAGCATTCACAGGGTCAGACGCAAACTCTCGAACTCTGGCAATTAACAACACTGCTAACACCGTAGTAAAAAAGACCAGCGGTGGAACTACTACCACTCTGTCAGTAAGTACGCATTACAGCCTTAATGGTACTACAGTTACACTTGCTACAGGTGCTTCAGTTGGTGACACGATTGAGATCGATACCAACGAGTATAAGTATTACCGATACGTTCCATACGCGGCGTGGACAGCATACAATACTGGCGTTACTCACAACTTTAAAGATGGTGTGCGGCAAGTTAAAAAACTACGCCATGTGTCTTTTAACTTTGGTGACGGCAACAAGATTTGTTTCGTAGATGGCGTAAACAACGCAATAATATTTGACGGAACTAACTGGAAAAGCATTAACCCTTCTAATTCAGGGGGCAATTCCAGCCCCGGCGGTGCCCAAGCATTGGTTCGCCCAGAGTTGGTGGATGCTTTTGAGAACCACCTCTTTTTAGCTGGAGACAGAGTAGCCCAAGCAACGGTTGCATATTCCGCCCCTCTAGACCCTTTAACTTTTACAGCGTCGGCGGGAGCAGGGCAATTAGCAATCGGTTTTGATGTAGTACAGTTTAAACCCTTTCGAGGTGACTTATTCATCTTTGGAACAAACGGAATTAAGAAAGTTTCCCCCGACGTAACAGCCGGGTTCGTTCTAGATCAGATCACAACCAACGTAGGTTGTATTGCAAGAGACTCGGTGTTGGAAATAGGGGGTGATCTTGTCTTTCTAGCACCTGATGGATTACGGCCGGTAGCCGGTACAAGTAGGATTGGTGACGTTGAATTAGAAACTATATCTAAATCAATTCAGCAACTTCTTACCGCTCTACCCCAAGATTATGATCTAGAGACACTCAATGGAGTAGTCATCCGAAGTAAATCCCAGTTGAGGTACTTCATTGGAGATGACTCAGTATTTACACAAGACAGCTTTGGCATCATCGGCGGTCTTAGGTCAGCAGACCAAAGGCTTGGATGGGAGTTTGGGGAACTAGTTGGAATTAGAGCAAGTTGTTGTGATTCCGCCTACGTTAACTCCAGCGAACTAGTCTTACACGGTGACTACAACGGTAAAGTCTACCAGCAAGAAAAGACTAACCAGTTTGACGGAGCGGACATTCTCTCCGTGTATGCAACACCATTTTTTGATTACGGCGATACTGAGGTCAAGAAGACCATGCGTAAAGCCAATACATTTATTCGTGCTGAAGGCCCACTAACCCTGAACATGGCTGTGACTTACGATTGGGAAGACCCCAATACAGCTAAACCCAGTTCTTATTCGCAGGAGTCTTCGGGCGCACCAGTACGATATAAAGGGAAAAATATTAATTATGCCGGTACTAACATTAACTACGGGGGCACCGAAAAGCCCATCGTTACAACGAGCTTACAAGGCTCTGGCTACTCATGCCAACTCACCTTCGTTACTTTGGGAAATTTCAACCCATACAGCATCCAAGGTATTGTTTTTGAATTCAGCATTGCAGGGAGACGTTAACTGATGGCAGGATATACTAGACAATCGGTAGCGGATATAATCAACGGTGCAAATATTACGGCACCGCCACTTAATGCAGAGTTCAACCAACTCCTAGCCGCTTTTAACTCATCGACAGGACACACACATGATGGTTCTACCGGTAGCGCACCCAAGCTACCACTTACTACCTCCGTATCTGGTTATCTTCCTGTGGTTCACGGTGGTGTTGGCGGACGTAACAACACGACTGCCACGGCCGACCCAGCAACCACCAACGATAACACAGAGGGCTACGCACCCGGCTCGATTTGGATCAACGCCAACACCGGTTACACCCACTTATGTCTATTCAACACGACGAACAATGCAAACTGGGTAACGATAGCGGCGATAAGCAATACTAATATAATTGCACCTAAAGTCACGAATACCGTAGACGTAGGTACCAGCACTCTACAATTTAAAGACATATACGCCGATGGCGTAGGTTACATTGATAATATCAGTTCCGAAACTATGTCCAGCACAGGCGATACGTCTGTTGGCGGCGTTCTAGCCGTTACAGGCAACGCTACAGTAGGCGGAACTCTTGGTGTAACAGGAAACAGCACATTAGCTTCATTAGGTGTAACGACTACTCTTACCGTAGGCGGTGGCGTTGGAATTACTGGCGCTACAATCATGTCCGGCAACCTCACGGTTAATGGCAACACTATAATTGGTAACGCGGCGTCTGACACTGTAACAGTAACAGCGGATGTAGCATCTCACCTTATTCCTTCAGCAGATTCTACTTATGATCTCGGTGCAACCGGGTCTGAGTGGCGTAATCTGTATATCGATGGCACTGCAAAGATTGACGCTCTAGAAGCGGATACAGCAAACATTGACGGCGGTAGCGTAGACGGCACTTCAATCGGTGCGGGAACTCCTTCGTCTGGTAGTTTTGCCGGGCTTACAGCTACGGGTACAGTTAACCTCTCGGGCGCTACAGTATCTAATCTAGGTGCGGTAACTACAGCGGACATTAACGGCGGTACAATAGATGGCGTAACCATCGGTACTAACTCCGCAGTAACTGACCTTCGCGTAGATAACCTAAAGGTTGATGGCAATGCTATCACCAGCACAAACACAAACGGCAATATTGACCTTACTCCAGCCGGAACTGGCGAAGTTAATATTAGCAAAGTAGACATTAACAGCGGTGCCATTGATAACACAGTTATCGGTGCAACTACTGCTGTCGCAGGATCTTTCACTACTGTATCTACCTCCGGTCAAGCAACCCTTGCTACTGTAGACATTAACGGCGGTGCAATCGACGGCACGGCAATTGGCGGATCATCCGCTAGTTCGGGTGCCTTTACCACAGTAACTGCCTCTGGCGGCTTCTCAGGAGCTATCAGCGGTAATGTTACGGGTAACGTCAGTGGTAACTTGACTGGCGATGTAACGGGAGACGTTACAGGCGATCTAACAGGTAACGTAACAGCTTCTAGTGGGTCATCGACCTTCACTAACGTAGTTGTTAACGGCACTCTTAATATGAATGCTGGAACTACAGCTACTATTGAGAACCTGACTGCTCCAACTAACGCAAACGATGCGGCTACTAAGGCCTATGTAGACGGTGAAATCTCTACTCTCATTGGTGATGCTGGCGCTGGGCTTAATACGCTCGGAGAACTGGCCGATGCACTGAATGACGATGATGATTTCTCAGCTACGGTCACAGCTAGTATTGCGACTAAGCTACCCAAGGCGGGTGGCACAATGTCCGGTGTTATTGCTATGGGATCTAATAAGATCACTGGCGTTACAGACCCGACAGCTAACCAAGATGCATCTACTAAAGCCTACACAGACGCCCAGCGCGATACTCGTGTAGCCAAGTCAGGCGATACAATGTCTGGTGCCCTTGCAATGGGTTCCAACAAGATTACAGGTCTAGGTACTCCAACAGCGGGTACTGACGCGACTAATAAAACTTACGTTGATACTATTCACGGTTCCGCAGTAGCGGCCGCGACTTCAGCTACCAACGCTTCTAATTCACAGACTGCCGCCGCTAACAGCGCATCAGCCGCTTCTACAAGCGAAACTAATGCCGCAAACAGTGCTACGTCTGCCGCCGCTTCATACGATCTATTTGACGATAGATTCCTTGGAGCTAAGTCTAGCGCACCAACTGTAGACAATGACGGTGGGTCTCT